TGACCAAGGTAACTTATTAGAAGATATTGACTGGCGTGTACAAGTTGAAATTTTAAGACTTAGCTAATAGTATATACGGGAGGGTGAAATTCCCTCCCACTTTTTAATATGGGAAATAAATTCGGATTTGAAGAAGATAAGATTCAGGATGCTGCGGAGCTAGAACTTGATAATATTTCCTCAGTCGATAATCCAGATAGTGCACATATTAAAGTGTTTTCGAAGAATGGGATTGCTTACAGTAGGAAGTCAGATGGAACAGAGGTTAACTTAGAAGCTGGGGCAAGTGGGACTGATACAAAAAAAGTTTTAGTGTCTGCCAATGATACGACGGAAAATTACTTGTATCCGAAGTTATACGCTGGACCAGGAATCACACTTACTGAGCAAAATGACGGTGGTAATGAAACTGTCAAGATGGAAGTTAATAATACTGTAGGTACTTCCAGGCATAGTGCAATTTGTGGTAAAACGGGAAATGCAGGTAACGGTACTTATTTAGAATTTTTTAGAGCGATTTCATCTAGTGATAGTCCCTGGGTAGTTGCAGAAGAAGGGGAAATTAAATCACTGGCTGCTTCATTTAAGAATAACTCAACAATAACATTCTCTGTGAGAGTTAACGGTAGCGAAGTTGATACACTAACTGTGACTAGTGATAATACTGGTAGTAAAGCAGGGCTTTCACATTATGTTGATGTTAATGATGAAATTTCAGTGCTTGTAACTTCAGGGAGTGCAAGGGATGTAATTTTCTTCACTTCTATACTGGTGTATATTTAATGGCATATTCAGTTTGTAAAATAAAAAATATAAGTGGCAGTCAAAAAACAATACGTAGTCAAGTATTAGATAATAATGATACTTATACTATTTCAGATATTGACAGAATCAATTGGGCAACTGACGATAATGTAATAGATGGGATTACGAATGATGACTATCAAGTTGGTGATAGTTCTACCTGGTTATCATCACATGCATCACAGATAGCTCATTTACAAGATTATTAATGGCACACTACACGGAAAAATTTAAAAAAGCCTATGACAAGGTTTTAGAGATCATCAAAGAAAAGGGTGAACTCGAAGGAAAACGTGCCTTTCGGAATATGATGCTTGAGCTAGGACATGAAGAACGAATAGCTAATCTCTATCGTATTCAGGATAAACTTACTAAGAAAGCTATCTTTTTTAATCCAAATCGTCCACAGGCAACCTATTTAAAACGGAAAGGGAAACGCAATATTATTCTTAAATGTCGACAGGTAGGCTTTACTACACTTAATTGTATTAGAGCTTTGGATCTAGCGTTATGGGAAGCTAATACTCGTACAGGCATTATGTGTCATAAACTAACCCTAGTTAAGACAATATTCAATGATATCACAAAATTCTCTTATAACTGGTTTCTCCGAGATTGGGGTCATCTCTATAGACCAAAAGAAAAAGCAGATTCCAGTACGGCACTTTCTTTCATCCACGATGGCCTTGGACGTCCACTTGAGTCGTCAATTCTTGTGCTTCATGATTTCCGAGGAAAAACCGTGCATTTTCTACACGTTTCGGAATCCGCCCGAATTGAAGAAGATCGTCTTACAGGTTCCATAAATGGCGTGCCTGATAACGGCGAAGTTACACATGAATCAACTGCATTCGGCATGGAAGGTGAATTCTATCGGTTATGGCAGGAATGGAAAACGGATAGGCGCTCCGCCCCTTGCAAAGGGGACTTCATACCCTGGTATGCCCATTACCCTGAAAACCCAGATGAATGGGACCCTGAAGGCAATGAAGAGTGGTCTTCATATGAACTGCATCTTCTAAAGAATTATAATAATAAAATCACTCCAAATCATCTTCTATGGAGACGTTGGTGCGTTAAAGCTAAATGTGGTGGCTCCAAGGATAGATTCGAGAATGAATACCCAACAAATGACCAGGATTGCTTTCGAGTTAATGAGGCTTCTGTATTTGAGCATAGTCTGATTAAGTTTCAGAGCAAGCATGTTAAAGAATCTATCTTTCGTGGCTTCCTACTCATGAACAACAAGACTATTCAGTTACATGATGATGACCATGGTTATATAGATATCTGGGAAGAACCTAATCCTAGCCATACCTATGTGATTGGAGCTGACCCTAGTGGTGGGGTTGGACGAGATAATGCGGCTGCTTTTGTCAAGTGTCAGCAGACTGGCAAGCATGTTGCACGCATTTGGGGCCAAGTAGGTCCTGCAGATTTTGGAAAAGAACTATACAAATTAGGTACACTATTTAATAAGGCTTATATTTGTGTAGAAACTAATAATCATGGCCATTTAGTAGTTCATGTGTTGAAAGAATCCGGTTACATGAATCTCTATAAGCGCCAGACTATTGATGAAATTACTAAGAAGCCTACAAAAAAGCTTGGATTTGTTACAAATAACGAGTCTAAGATTATGATAACTGAGAAGTTTAAGACATCTTGCCGTGAAGGTAAGACTATTATTCAAGATATAGACTTAATCAAAGAGATGACTTCATTTGTGCAGATAGCTAGTAAGACAAATAGGACATGTCGTCGGGAGGCGGTAGCAAATGCACATGATGATTTGGTCATAGCAGCCTCTCTAGCAGACGAAATGGATAGTACGAGACCTATGGGTATCACTGAGGAAGAAACATTCTCTATAGGGCATTATACGTATGATGATGAGACGGGCTTTATAATTGGAGATAGGGATGTCAATTAATTATCCAGATGTATACGAAAAAGACGAAATAAAGGACATCGTAGAAGATCGCAGAATCGTCAGAATGGTTCGAGACTTTATGTTTCGTAGCCGTGAGTATCGTCGTCCTTATCTGAGACTTGCACGTCGTTCCCGGGATGCCTATGAGTGCTGGCAAATGCAGGGTCGTTCATTGATTCAGCGTGCTAATCTCAAGCTACCTTATGGCTACACCATCATTGAAAATCAGACACCCCAGATTGTAGATATTTTTGCCAGGCATGATTATGTTATGAAGTTTGAAGGGCACGAACCGACAGACTATATGTGGGAAAGCCTTATTAGTGATTTTCATAAGTTTCAGCTTCGTGAGATGGGCTTTAAGGCTAAGTTTCCTCAGGTTGTTAAATCCATGCTTCTAGATGGTACGGCGATTTGTAAGGTTCCTTATATCTATCGTGAGATGGAGACAGTTGAAAGAGTTATGGAAATGGGACCCCGATGGTCTTCCTGAAGCTGTCAAGCGTCCTAAAACTATAGTTACTTATGATGGTCCTGGACTTGAAGTTATACCTCTATATGACTTTTTTCCAGATTGGTCTGTTAGAAATGCTGGTGATATTGAGTCAAATGCGCGGCGCAGTACACCGTACGTATAAGACTCTGGCATCTCTTAAAGCTACAAATAAAACTGGTATTCGTAAGATATATAAGAATCTAGACCAGCTTGAGATTAGTACTAAAGAAAAAGGAACAGGACGGGCTTGGGCTCCACCTTATTGGGAAGAGGACAATTACAAGGCTGATTTTGAGGAACGACAAGATCTCGAACGTAGTAAGTCTGGTATTAAGGATGAGGGTCGTGTTGAGATTTGGGAATACTGGGGCTTGTATGATCCAAATAATGATGGGAATTTTCAAGAGTTTTNAATTGTTATTGCAAATGGTGATGTGGTTATTCGATCTGAAATTAACTTTTATGATTATAAATTTAAGCCCTTTGTTGCAGTTCCAAACGTAGCACGCAGTAACGAATTTTATGGTATTCCAGGATTGTCAGCTCCTAGGGCTCTAATTAAAGAAGCTACGACCATTCGGAATGCTAGACTCGATAATATAAATCTATCTGTAAACCCAATGTGGTTGGCACAACGGGATGCGGGGATTGCCAGCAAGTCTCTATATTCGAGACCTAACGGCATAGTATGGACGAACGATATCAATGGGATTAAACCTTTACAGCTTTCGGACCCGTCTGCTGGATCAGCGAGAGAAATTCAAGAGATCCAACAGGATATTCAAAATGCTACTACTCAGCTTAATAGTGCTGCTGCTCTTGGTAAACTTAGCAGTACATTCGGTCGTTCTGCAACTGGTGTCCAGTTCATCCAAGGTATCACAAACTCAAGAGTTGGACTGAAGGCTCAGCATCTTTCGGAGCTATTTTTTAAACGACTTGCACACATTATGCAGATGACGAATAGCCAGTTTGTAACTGATGACCAGTGGGTTCGCGTTTCAAGTCCGGATGCACCAAATCCGTATGAGATATTACCCCCATCTGCATTTTTTAGAAAATTTGATTTTATACCAAAAACAGACCTTGAGACCGGTGGCCCTGAAGGGGAATTTCAGAAGATCTCGACCGTGTCTCAGGTTCTACAGGTAGCTGAACAATCACAGCCTGGCACAGTGCGCATGGACGTGCTCATTGAGGCTCTCTTAAGACCACTACTTGGCTCGCAGGTAGGTGCCTTTACGCGTACGGAACAAGAACGAGAGCAGATGATGCAGGCCCGTCTAGCACAGCAGCAAGCGATCAACGCTGAACAAGGAAGGGCAGCGCCCCAGCCCAATGCAAATGTGTTACCACCTACAGGGGTTCCAGGAGGTGAAGTATAATGAGCCTATATGAAGGGGAAAATATTCATCAGGGCTTTCATGACCCAATGACTGGCCAAGACTCGTTTGAGCTTCAACGCGCACGCGCGAAGGAAGAAAGAGCTGAAGCTGAAAAACGAATGAAGAAGTTTAAGAGTCTGACTGAACACGAAGGTTGGCAGACTTTAGAAGAGTTTTTGAATCATCAGATTCATGTATATATGGAGTGTCTAATTAAGGAGCAGAATGTTGATAAGATTCGTAGACTGCAAGAAGCTATTAGATGCTATAATAATGTTTTGATTTATCCTAGAGAACAAATGATTGATGAAACGTCTTTTCAACCCCGGACCCCTGATAATGGGGACAATCCACAGGAGGAATAATGGACGAATATGAGACAACCGCACAAGAGACGGCCTCAGAAGAAACAACGGAGCAGGCCCCGGAGCAGAACCTAGAGCAGGCTCAGGGAGAACCCGTACAAGAGGACTTAACCGCTATCCCGGAGAAATTCGTTGGAAAGCCAGCTATGGACGTAATCAAGTCTTACAAAGAACTTGAGAGTGCCTATGGTCAGTTAAGTTCTGAACGTGCTCGGGAAAAACAAGAAAAAGAAGAACTAGAAACAAGGTACCGTGAATTAGAACGACAATACCAAGTTCCTAGTGGGCAGCAGAACCTGGCTGCTCCGGCTCAACAGCAAGAGCAAGTCGTTGACCCGTTTAGTTCCTTTGATGATCGCTTCGAAGAAGACCCAAAACAAGCAATTAAAGAAACACTACAAAAGCAATATGAACTGCAACAGGCACAAGTCGAACAAGAACGCATCCAGAGAGCAGCTCAGGGAAGCCAGCGTGTATCATCAGAAAATGAAAACGGAAAATCAGGACTATGCTCGGTTAGAACCGAAGATGCAAGAGGCACTAGTAAAATATCAAAATCTAATTAACCCCAAAATGGCAACATCACTAGAAGCTTTAGAGGCTCTGTATTACATCGCAAGGGGTTCAGACTTGAAATATTACGAA